ATTGAAGTTAATGTGGAATTGTGTTTAACAATCTCATTGTTATGTTCTGTGATATGTTTAGATACTTCCACAATCTGATTCAAACGTGATTGCATCTTCTCATATTCAGTATTCAATTCTTGCAAGGCTTTTTTCTGTGTAGATACTTTAGCTTCACTCACATCAATCTGGACTTGTTTGAAATCTCTGTCAATAGTTTGTTTACAAGTAGGACAATTATCATTGTCGTGGTAAAAAGCAATATCTTTTTCCACTTTCTTGATATTTGTTTCTAACTTAGCTTCCAATTGTACCAGTTTTTTGCTTTTAGAATCAATAGAAGATTTATCTTGTATTTTCTTAGTCAACATATCAATATGTTTTTGGATTAATACAATATCCCTATTAATCTTAACAATGTATTCTTCGTTAGTTGCAATCTCAGATTTCTTTTTCTCAATCTCATCCTCATTGTTCTTCTTGTGTTCGTCAATGTTTTGTTTTTGCATCTTGATTTTTTCAGATGCCAACTCCATTGCATACTTGTTTTTAGAAGATTCTTCTTTGATGCCGGCCATTCTTTCTTTAATCAATCCATTCATCGATGTAAAGATTTGGATATCCAACAGTTCTTCAATGATAGTTCTTCGGTCAGCAGGAGATAACTGCATGAATGGAACAAATGATGCTGAACCAAGGATAACAATTTGCGTAAAAGACTTGTAGTTAAATTTGAGAATAGTCTTCTCTAAGAAGTCTTGATAATCTTTTGACTTAGCATCTTGATTGACCAAAGTTCCATTGCATAAAATCTCAAACACATTCGGTTTGATACCACGAATAATCTTGTATTGTTTTTTACCAATGGCAAACTCAACTTCAACAACAGTATTAGAGTTGTTAATTGAATTTACAAGATTTGGTTTGTTAATCTTTCGGAATGGTTTACCAAAAAGGCCAAAACACAATGCATCTAAGATTGTTGATTTGCCTGCACCATTACTACCAACAATCAATGTGTTGGTAGATTTGTCTAACTTGATTTCGGTAAACGAATTGCCAGTAGACAATAAGTTTTTCCAACGTATCGTTTGGAATTTTATCATGTTTGTTCTAAGTTCAAAGCCTCAACGTAAATCTCACGCATCATGTTTTTCAGTTTATTGACATCAATACCTTCATTCTGGAGACCATCCACATATTTGTTAATGATAGTGATTGTGTCTTCCGCTTCATCTATCTTATCATTTTCTGCTTCGTCTGTCAAGTCTAAAGCATCTTCCACAATGGTAATATCGGCAGGATTAACATCATATAGCTTATTCATGTACTGGTCAAACAGATATGGATTGGTTTTGTTTACCACTACCACTTTGACATACTTGGCGGTATAATCGGTAAACGATAATTGCATAATATCACTTATAGATGATACTTTGTCATCATATACCAACCTGTGAAACATTACATTAGGATTGTGTATAAAAATAAGTTCACGATTATCCAAATCAAATATATGGAAACCACGGGGATCATTATAGTCTTGCCAAGTGAGTTCATATGGGTTTCCCAAATAATAGATAGAGTCAGCATCAGATTTATGGTGATAATGACCAGAGAAAGTATACTCAAACTTATTAAATATCCCACGATTCAATCCTTCTTCTGATGGCATGCCACGATGCATAGCAAAGCCTGCAATTTCAAAATGACCCATACAAATAGGTGCATCAGTATCTTTCAACATCGTCATACTAGCATCAAAGTTTTCTGGACAAATCCAAGGCATCATACAAATCTTATGTGGACCAACATAGATTTCCGTAGGATGGTCTATCACATTGATGTTACCATACTCACGTAGCAACAAGTCAACCGAATTTACATCATTAGTGTTCTTAAAGTATGTGTCGTGGTTGCCTGCCAACATATGAACATTGATGCCACGTTCAAAGAGTCCATCAAAGAACATCTCTTTGGCACGTTTAAGAGTAAAAAAGTTTACATATTTACGGCGGTCAAATGTATCACCTAGAATGAGAACAGTATTGATGCCCTCACTATCAATCATGGGAAAGAATGTTTCCCTATAAAACTTCTCGTAATACTCTAGAAAATGAGCCGAGTCATTCCTTGATCCAAAGTGTTGATCCGTAATTGTTGCTATCTTCATACTCATTCATTACCCTATTAAACAAAGTCATCACTCTTTTTCGGTATCCAAAACCTAAGATGTTTGCCTTTTCGCCTTCTGCATATGGCGGTCTTCTACCAAAGTCTGTATATTGTTCAGAAGTAAGGTCAATAATCTTATTCTCTTTATCAATACACCACCAATGATAGATGCCTTCATCGTCCAAAGCACGATACATGTGCATGTTTTCATGTCCAAATATCTTATACAAACATCCTGCGGCATTGTGGCAATGACCAAACATTGGATTGGCCGCATTCCTGATGAACCATTTTCTAGGCAACAAGTCGTATGTCAGATTCTTTTTTATAATTCCAGAAATCTTTTGAAAATTTTCTGGAGTGTAATCCACCATTATCATTTGGCGATAGAAACAACAGTCTTCTCTTTATGCACATTCAATACACGTTGTCTCAACTCTGTGGTACTGAAGCTGTGTTGCCTAGAATTGAAATAGACAGACATTGGCAATTGATAACCAGTGAATTGTTTATCCCTGTATTCCTCACCTATGATTCTAACATCAATTGGATGAGATGTCAAGATGTCCATCAACTCTTTTTCTGTGGCATATGGTATAATTTGGTCCACATATTTGCAAGCTTCAAGTTGAGTGTAACGTTCAAATACCGATTGAACGGGTTTGTTCTTCTCAGGTCTATCGATTGTAGGATCAGTTTGTAATCCAACAATAAGAAAATCACATTGTGTTTTGGCTTCTTTCAACATCATTACATGGCCTGCATGAAACAAATCAAAACATGATGCAGTAAATCCTATTCTCATATTAATCCTCCAAAAATTGTTCAATGCCTTTTGGCTTCTTACTTACTTTCTTTTCATCTTTCTTTTTCTTTTGCCCAATTTCATAGTTTTCTATGAACTCAGCAATGTTGTCGTATAATTCAAACTGTACAGAACTTCCATCATGATCCAACATCTCAAACTCATCTAGGATGCCCATTTGTTCAGTAGACTTATACTTGACATACAGTTGTTTCTTTTCTTTTTGGATGCGTCTAAGGAACGCATAGTAGATGATTTGTGTGAAGTATGCAAATGGATTTTTAGATTTTGTTGGATCAAAGTTCTCAAAATACATGAGGCAGTTTTCGATACCATCCGAAATCATTTCATCTCTGTAAGTGTAACTGATGAAATTAGGTTTGTGAGACAGACCTTCGGCAATTTTCATCCAACATTCACCTATGTAATTTGGTATAGGTTCTTGTGGATTAGTCTCTTTGCGTGACTTGTATGCAATTAATGCCTGTAAGAAGTCGGCATTGTTGATGTAATGTTTAGTGCTCATGTTAAATGTACCATAATAAATGTTGACAAAAGGCCTTGACAAATGTTAAGGTCTCGGTGTTGCTGCTTAATATTAATGTAATGTTCTTTCTCCTGGATCTTCCAGTTCTCCAAAAGCTTGCATCATAATTTCCCTAACTCTAGCAGTCAGGTCTTCCGAAATCTCTTTAGCCAAGGACTCATTCACAGAGTTTTCTTCTTTCATTAAAGCGCCTTCATAGTATTCAGCGAAGTTCTCTGATGGATTTGTGATGAATACGATATCTTTACTATTCAATACCACCTCATTTTTAGCTACAAGTTCTATAGGAAGATAGTGTGCTAACGTGATAGTTGCTATTCTATTTCGGTTTATCATTTGGAATTCCATTGGTTGTTCAACCACATAATGGCCTTCCATTATTTCATTCACCATACCAATAATATCCTGACCATTTTGCATACGAACGATTTTAATGTTGTTCATTTTTTTAGTCCTATTTTGTATGTTTTGAATGAAAACTTCTCCTCAGTATATATCTTTACTCTTTCCACGAAATGTTTCAATGTAAAATTCATGTGTTTTTTGTATCTGAGGTCGTCTGCAATGTCGTATAGTGTTGCTTTGTCTTTACCTTCCGAGTTTCTAAGCCCTCGGCCAATCGATTGAAGGCTTCTGACTCGGCTTTTACTTGGGCTGGCAAATATAATATTATGTAAATTCCTAATATTAATGCCTGTAGAAAAAGTGCCGTAAGAAGCCACGATAATAGCGTCATTTTCTCTTTCCATAATTTCTCTAATCTTTTCCCTGTCTTCTGTTTCGGTTCCGCCATGCACAAAGAATACTTTTCTGTCACCTATATTCTCTGTGTTCCGAATCATATCATACAGGACCTGTCCATGCTTGGCAACCATCTGATAGAGAATTAAAGTATTATTACCTAAACTAACTGCAAGGTTTTTTATAAACTTATTTCTTGCTTCACAGGCAATCAGATATTGTATTTCTGCCTGATAGTCTTTATCTTTCATTTCCAAACATATATCATCTGGATGTTTCAGTATCAAACACTTGATTTCAAAATCTGAAACTTGTTTCTTATCCATCAACTCTCTAGTTGTGGTAACTTGTTTCACTTGGCCAAACAAACCTTCTAATACCAATTTATGTGTTTTGGTTCCGTCTAAAGTGCCAGTTAAACCAATACGATACTTTGCATTGATGCAAGAAGTAAGTATAGTGGTTAACGATTGTGCCTTGAACAGATGCGCTTCGTCACCAATAATATAATCGAACTGGTGAAAATATTCTTTAGGCAATTGATACAATGATTGCCACGTTGATATCGTTAATGGCTTGTCTGTGTGTTTCTCTTTGCCTTGGTAAATACGATGCACATATTCACCCATTGCACCATTGTTATAGTCACCAAAGTCTGAAAATAACTGTTCAACCAAAGAAGTCGTTGGAACGATGATTAGGCCTTTACTACCTTCTTTGTATCTCAACATCTGTCTGAACAACATATAGATGATTAGCGACTTGCCTGATGCAGTTGGAGATAACAATAATGCTCTACGTCTTTGCATTGCGTGAACAAACGCATTAATTTGATGGTCACGAACCTCAATTGGTTTGCCATTAGAATGTATGTCTAATTCTTTGATGAATTTCTTAGCGTGATATACTGAATACTCATCTTCTATTTCATCGTGAGCCCATGTATAGAATCTTTCTCTACAAAATTCTTCAAAGTATGGAATAAGTCCAATGTATAGTTGATTGTTGCGTAAATCGAACAACCTTATACGGCCATCCCAAATCTTGTTTCTAAAAGCTGGAACAAATTGGTGACCAGGAACAAAGAATTCAAAAAACTGAGAAAGTTCTTGAGCAATGTGTCTCTCACACGAGATTTTTATATAAACCTCATTGACTTTTTCTACAATCAAGTGTTCTTTATTGTCCTCCAATGAATCTCTCCCATGTGATAAAGTCACGGAGTTGCCACGTTCTCTGTTTCAACTCACTCATTATTGCCTCAACAACTGATACTGCTTCTTCATGGTAGATTTTCTTCTCCAATAATTTGATTAAGTCTGTATCAGATTCCAAATATGTTGTGATATCTGATTTGAGTGTGAATTGAAATGGTTCCCAACCATATTGTTCCAGTTCTTCTCTGGATAATTTGCCTGTGTAGTATTCCCATTTGACCTTACGCATACGCAAGTAATCAAAGTTGGCTTTTTTGGCAGCCATCTTATGTTTTGTGAGAATGGTGAGATACTTATTGTGTAGTTTTGGGATTTTTAGGAGTTCTTTGCCGGGCTCTGTCTGGTCTATATCAGAGTCGGTTGTCCAGTTGTTTAGTATTTGTTCAATGTTTTCCATAATATAATCAAAAAGTTTTAGTAATTTTGTATTTCGAAATACTCGTATCTAAATGTTGCAGTTGCTGTTAAGATTGTATCCGCAGACTGTTTCGTATCAAACTGTATGTCAGACAAAGAAACTGGAAACATCCTGTGAAAGTTTATTGATAACAATGGATTATTTAGCGCTGACATAATCGTTAAATTTGCATCAGAATAGTAACTGTTTGTTGCAGTAAACGTATTCTGTAACTGATTGTTTATTGCTCTATCCGATAGACTTTTAGGTGATGCAATAGCTAATAACCATTTATACAATTCATTCCAAGAATTGGCTTGTTCATCAATCATAAATGTAACATCAAACTCTCTATAATCAATTTTTGTTCCTGCGATAGGAACATTTACTAGTGGTGTATTGAATTCAGTTGTTCCAATACTTACACCAGGTAAATTAGCTTCTTGGCAAAAAAACTGCACCGTTGGCAATCTATTAAAAGCCAAGATAAACTTTGACGGTTGGAGAAAGTTTGTATTAAGAGGAGTTCTGTTTAATGCTGTCATGTAGGTATTTAGGCACCAAAAAAAAGGAGACCGAAGTCTCCTTTTTAAGTACCACTCTTATCGGTGGTTTCCCATCCCGTTGGGATTACATCAAGTTTTTCACTGCAAACAAACGGTAGTATACGTTAGTTTGTGAGTCAAGGCGGCCGTTACCAACTGCCAAACCTTCTGCAAATGGGTTTGCAACCATGCCGTAACGAGTCTTAAATCCAATTTTTGGTTGGAATGTGAACTGGTCAACTGCACGAACCATTTGTAGAGGAACGTATGGGCAATAGAACAAGCCTGCATCATATGGTGATGAACCTTTGTAGCCAATTGTAACCAACTCTTGGTTAGTTGTGTAACCGCCATAATATGGATCGATGTACACTTTGATACGACCGTGCAACATACCAGCAAATGTATTACCAGTATCATCAACTTGCAAGTCAGCTTGTAGAGCTGGTGTGTATGATAGAACACCTGCCATAGCCATTGCGGAAGCTACGTCAGAAGAAACAATCAACACATTACCTTTACCTCTACGAGTTTGTTTTGCAATAACGTTAGCATCACGTTCGATTTGGAAAATCAAACCTTTGAAACGTTCAACAGACCAACGACCATTAGAGTCAGTATCTAAGTCGAAATAACCAGCAGTTGTTGTACCGTATTGAGCACCAATCTTTGCAGATGTGTAAATTGTACGGATAACTTCACGGTTAATTTCAGAAAGAATCTCAGTAGATAGAATGTTAGACAATTCTGTCTCAGCATCCAAACCGTGAATTGCTTTCAAGTCTTGTGCAAGTTCTAGTGAGTATTCAGCTTTCAATGCTCTTGATTGTGCAGTAACAGTAACTTTCTCGATAGAGAATGCCATTTGTTGGAATGCAGCGTTAGCATCAGAACCCAAATATTCAGCAACGCTTGTTGGCATTGCAATACCAGATGTAACGTTGTTAGCTAATGCAACAGCAGTTTGTGTATTTGCTGTTGTATCTGTTGCTGTATTACCAACGAAACCGTATGGGTTAGCAATAGAAGAAACACCAGAGAAGATTGTGTTTGCTTCGTTATAGAATGCTTCAGAACCTGCTTGGTTGCTGTAACGAGCACGCATTGCGAAGATTAGACCTGTAGGTCCAGTCATAGGTTGAACACCTGCAACATCATAAGCAATCAAGTTAGGTAATGAACGGCGAACCAAACTGATTAAGATTGGGTCGAAGTTGCTGATACCAGAACCTGTAACGTTTGTTGGACCAGGATCAGAAGCAGTTTCGTTCAAAGCCTGACGGTCTTGACGCATTGCTTGTGCTTGGTTCTCCAATACTAAAGCTGTAACGCTTCTTTTGTATGGATCTTTAATGGCTTCTAATTCTGGGTGCTCCAGAATAGGTTGCCATTTCTTTTGTAGTTCTTCTGTCATATACATGTGGATAACTCCTTAATTGAAACTTTTATTTATTATTTTTTGGTATTCTTATTTTTTACTAAGAATACTTGCTACTTGTTCCATCAAAGGATCAGCAGACCTAACGGTCTTCTTTTCTTCTTCAATGTGGACTTCATCATCTAAAGCAGAATTGTCTGCAACCTTAACGTCAACTTTGAAGTATGATTCTTTTAGAGTTGACAACTTGTCTGCAAATTCTTCTTCAGTAGTAAATTCCACACCCTCTGCGAGTGATTTCAATTTTTCTACTTGAGTTTGCGTTAGGCCTTCACACGCTGTGTAGATTGCCTCAATTTTTCTTTGTTCGTTCAAATCTTTTGACAAACCAATATTAGTATTAATTTGTTCGTTTAATTGTGCTTCTAGTTCAGCAACTTTTTCTGCCATCTCAGCAACAACATCTACCTTGTCTTCAGGAATATCGATGTAGTGTTCGATGAACAAATTACGTAAACCGCCAATGAATTCTTCTGCAATCTCAGCACGTAGGCCTGTATCGATTGCCAATTCATTTTCTTTCATGTATTCTTCTGCAATGTAGTTTAGATAGTCATCAACTTTGGATGCCAAATCTTCTTTAACTTGTTCTACAGCAGTTTCAAATTGCTCAACCAAACTTGTTTCGATTTGTTCTGCAATTTGTTCAATACGTGAATGTACAGCAGCTTCAAAAATTGTAGTTGCTTTCTGTGCAAATTCTTCTGATAGATTTTCACCAGCTAACAAAGCACGAATGTCATCAGACATATCAATTGCTTCCATGTTAACGTGTTGTGATTGTGAACCAGCTGTGTGTGAACCATCATAGTGTTGGAATGTAGCACCTTTGTTTGTACCAAATGTATTTGCTGGTAATGTTTCAGCAGTACGGTCACGCAATTTTTCGTATTGGTTGCCGTTTCTTTGGTCAGGATGCATAATGTCTTTACGACCCATTGTTTCTTGTGGTTGACCTTGTGGTCTAGAAGCACCAACACCTGCTTTCTCTGAACCTACAGGAGGTGTTGCACCTGGAGGTGTTGCAGATGGAGTACCTTTTAAGTAATCTGGTAATTTATCGTCCATTTCTTCAGGGGAATGACCGATAATACCTGCGTCATGTTGACCATATGCAGTTGATGCTGGTAATCTATCGTCACCAACTTCACCTTTTGGATGATGGTCTTGACCTCTTGCGCCTCTTTTAGCAGCAATGTTAGCATCGAAAGTTTCTTTAGAACCTTCTAAGATTGCACTAGCGGCTTCAGACAGTTTGAATTTTTTTGTTGTCATCTAAAAATCTCCTTGATTTTATATTTGGTATTTATTGATTATAGTTTTTTCATGAAGTTTTCAAATATGCGAAGACTTACTGCTTCGATTTCCGCACGTGTAGCAGTTTTGATTTCTCTAATTGCTTGTGCATGTTCTACTTCAGTCCAAACACCATTTACCAACATCCATTCTTTTCCTTCCATGATGCCTTGAACAAATGCTCCAGGCGCAGAAGGGTCTGCTACAATATCCGCCGCTGTGGCCAGATAAAAGTCGGGCTGTACAACATTAACACCGTTAACATTTTTTAGTGAGCCCATACCTCTTGAAGAAACACCTAACTGTGCACCGCCTTCAATCAACTGGCGTGCAATGTTTCCCATTGGTGTTTCTAATATTTTTGCTTTACCAATCCATTGTGTACCTTCTTCACGTAGGCCAACAATCATATGTGACACACGGTCAAGATTGATAGTAGGAGAATCAGGATGTCCTAATTCACCAAACGCACGGTTTTTATTTATGTATTCTTCTGTATAACGATGAACTTCTTTTTTCATCGTATTGAATTCATACAAACGACCATTCTTGTTCTTCTTCTCAGAAACAAGGAAAGGACCTTCAATGAACAATTCTTTTTTGCCGTCTTTACCTTCTGTTAGATAATTAACGGTTTCATTAATTTCTTTGATTAATTTCATGGCGTTACTCCATATGGAGGATAGTTGAATGCTGCAGGATCATTGAATTGACCACGTTGATAGTATTGATTGTCTTTACGTAACTCAATGAATAGTGTGTATGCAGAGTTAGCAACCAAACCAAATGTAGTAACACCAATATCGCCGGTTGGATTTGGTGCATTATTTTTAATTGATACCATACCTTGGTCTTCAGAATATTCTCCACAAAGGTCCATATTCATAATTGGGACACTTTGTGCTGTATTAGCTGCAGTCCAAGACAACTCAACATAACCTTTTTGTTGTGATGCAATGTTGTAACCTATTCTAGAAATAGATAAACCATAATATGATAATGGTGTTCCGTTAGGTAAAATGTTATTGTTGCTTGTTAATGCACCAGCCAATGTATTTGCTTGAATACGATAGTTGTTTGATTCTTGGCCTGTACCATCAAAATTGGCAGTTAATTTTATAACTGTTTTTTCTGTGGTGTCCCTTAAAACTTGATATGTATAAATGTTTGCCATGTTTATTCCTAATATTACGGTGTAAGTTTGTATGAACCGTAGTTGAATGCTGCAGGTTCTTGGAACTGACCACGAGCAAACATTGCATTGTTTTTACGCAATGTTAAAATTACTGTATATGCTGAATTTGCTGTTGCTCCGGTAGACATAACTCCAATATCGCCATTTCCACCAGTTGCATTGTTCAAAATAGAAGGTAACTGTTCGCCTAATCCAAACTCACCTTGCAAATTCAAATGAAAGATTGTTGCAGAATTAGCATATTGTGCAGCAGTAGTTGATCCGCCACCGTTCCAATATATTTCAATACCACCAACGTTTGCTGTTGGAAAGTTAACAAAATATTTAAGACCAGTAAGTTGAATATCATATAGAGATAATGCAGTATTACTTAAACTTTGTGCAGAATGTAACTGAGCACCATTTGCATCTAAAGCAAAAGCAAGAGTATTTGCCTGAATACGAGAACCATTGGCTTCTTGGCCAGAGCCATCAAACGCTGCTGTAATTTTGATAACAGAATCTGTTTGAGTATCTCTTAGGACTTGGTATGTGAATTTATTTGCCATGGTTCTTTATTTCAAAGTAATTAAGTATTTATAACTAATTAATATCCTTCTTTTTTCGTCATCATTTTTTTCTTCATCATCATTTTGTGGTCAGCATCTTCTTCTTCTTCTTTTTTCATATGCCATTTTTCTTCTTCTTTTTTCATGGCTTT